TCTGACCGAGGATGAACGACAGCTCGATGTCGACCGCCTTCGCGGCCAGCGCGAGCTCAAGCTGGTGGTCCATCTCGTTCGTGACCGGGTTGACCTGGTCGTTGTTCGTGCCCGACGTCTGACCGGTGGCCGCCTGCTTTGTGTAGGACAGTTCGACGGTCTCCTGGTGGATCTCGACGACGTTCTTCACGTTGCGGCGGACACGCTGATCCGCAGTCTGCGCGGTCGCACCCTCAAGCCGTGAGCGGTTCGGGGTGGACGTGCGGAGGTCTTCCTCCTGCCACTCGAACTCGACGGACTTGACCTCTTCGCCGCCGGTGAGTCCACCGATCGCGGAGAGGAGGGGCGTTTCGGACGGGCTCACATTGAAGAGCTCGCCCACATAGTTAGGCAGGTCGTAGGTAGTCCCCTGCCCGCTGATTCCAGCCATAGCTGTCTCCTTGGGTTAGTTGCCGTTCGCGGTCTTCGCGGATGCGATGGCTCGCTTCAGGCGGATGGTTTCCCGGAAGTCCTTCTTCTCCTCAGCGGTCTTCAGCTGGGCTTCGAGGGACTGAACCGTGGCACCCTGGTGTTCGCCGCTGCCTGAGCGGGGAGGGGTTGCCTTGAGTGCGGCGTTGTCCTGCAGCGCCTTGGTGATCGCAGCCTTGATGGCTGCCTCATCGGTCGGTTCTACCGACGCGATGGAGGTCTTGAACTGCTCGTTGGTGAGCAGGAGGGCGGGGTTGCCGCCAAGAGCGTGCGCATGGATCGCGACGGCCGTGGACAGGGTCGCCGCTTTGAGGTCCGCCTCTGCCTTGGTGAGCGACGTCGACTTCTCGGCGACCTGCGTGGACAGGTCGGTGACCTTCGCCTGCAGCTTCACCGGGTCGGTCTCGAGTTCTTCGCCACCGCCGAGGAGCTTCGCGAACTGCGCGAGGGTCGCCTTCTGTGCGTCCTCCGCGGCTTTCGTCGCGGCTGCGGCGATCGCGGCATCCGTCTTGGTCTTCTGGTCGGCGAGGTCCTTCTTGACGTTCTGGATGAGGTTCCACGCCTTGGTGGGGTCGAACTTGGACGGGTCGTCACCCCACGGGGGCTTCGCGGCGTTCGTGGCGTCGGCGGCGGCCTGAGCGGCTGCAGCGGCGTCTTGCGCAGCGGCGTCGCCGCCACCCTCACCCTCGCCGTAGCGGATGCCCATGAGGGCGTGGCGGGTGCGGCCGATGACGGCCATGCCGTCGACGTCGCGCTGTGCCGTAGTGATGCTGGTCGTGGTGTTCACGGTTATGCTCCTTCGCGGCGCCTGGCCGCATCGGTGTCGCCGGGAACTTCCCGGACGTATATGTGGAGGGGCGCAGGTCCGCCTGGCCGGAAAGGTGCGGCTTCATGAGCGGCCTTCGAGGTGAGGCCCTGACTGACGAAAGGAATTACCTCGTTGACGCCCCTCCACAAGATCGGGTGCTGTGCCGCCACGAGGTCTCGAACCCCGTACCTGCCGATTACGAAACGGCCGCTCTGCCTGATGAGCTATGACGGCATGGGGGTTAGTACGCGACGCGGATGATCGCGTCTGCGAGGAAGCCCCACACGGCGGCGCGGCGCTGGTGGCCGGCCTTGTCGTTGTCGTACCAGCGCGCGTATGCGGCATGCCAGATGTGGTCACGCATGGGGTTCCCCTCTGTGTTGCCCGGCCTCGCGCCGGGAGGTGGTCAGCGGCCGTCTGCGAAGTGCAGCTGCTCGCGATGCGACTGGACGGGTCGACCTGTGCGAGCAGTGAAGTCGCGCCTCGCAGCTCGGGCCTCCCGAAGGTCCCGCTCGGCCCGCTTGCGGGATACAGCATCCGGTGCGATGTCGAGGTCACGTTTCGCTGAGCGGATGTCGCGCTCGAGCTCGCGTTGCTTCTGCCGGTCCTCGTCGGCCTGCTTGTCGTACTCGAAGTTCTGTTGCGGGACCGACAGCCCGGGAAGATAGGCGACCTGCTTGTCACGACAGTTCGGGTGATTCCAGCCCGCGTTCCGCGCCTGCTGAACGGTCCCGGCCACGTACACGGTCACCGTCTGATCGACGGTCGCATGCTGCATGATCCGGGGGCCTGCCGGTGTCCCATCGGTGGAGAGAATCTTCCCGATCCATGGGGCGCACCGCGCGCATGCGTCGAACCCGCCGACGATGGTGACCAGGTTGATGCCCGCCTGCTGCATCCGCCACACGCCGGCGTCGTTGAACGCCCGGTTCACCGCCGTGCGCCCGGCCATCTCCGCGTAGGAGCCGATTCGCCAGTTACGGCCGGACCGGTCCACGAACCCGGTGATGCCTTCGCGGAGAAACCGCTGCACCGTGGCCTGCTGCTGCCGGAGGGACGTAGTCACGCCCAGGAGAGTGTTCGGGGAGGTGAGGGACACGATCCGCTGGTAGGCGTCTTGCGGGTAGCGGGTGATCCGCTGGTTCATCACCTCGAGGCGGGACTGGAGGGAGATTGCGAGGGCGCCCACAGCGGTCGCGGCGGAACCGGTCTGGAACACGGTGGGGAGACGTGTGGCAAGCCCAAGACGTGCAGCGGCCGCGACTTCACCCTGCTCGGCAGCGACCCGCACAATCTCCTCAGCGAGCCCGGACCTGCGCAGGCGCTCCACGATCGCCGCGGAGATACCTTGCAGTTCCCGTACCGCTTGGGCGCGGTGTACGGCGAGCCTGCCGAGGATCCGGTTCTGTTCGCGACGTTCCGCAGCGGTGAGACCGCCGGCAACCTTCTCGGTCGGGAGTAGCTGGCGCAGTTCGAGGTCGCGGTACACGCGGGTCGCGAGCTCGCGGATCAGTTCGTCTTCGGCGTCCCGGTACCTCAGGGCCAGCTCGTCGGAGAGCTGCTCAATGAAGTCGTCGAGGTTGAAGCCTTCGGGGTCTGGGACGAAGGCGGCCACCGGTTACTCCTCGTCGTCGAGATTGTTCGGGTCGAGGACGTAGGCGATCTGTGACGCCGCCCAACGTGCAAGGTGGGCTTGCGAGTTCGGATTCGTGTCCGGGGAGGTGTACTCGTTGTGAAAGCCCACGACCTGCCGACCGTCCACGTCAACGATGTTGCTGATCGTGTAGGCGGCCACCCAGTCGATGATCACTGCGTTGCGGCGCGACTCGTTGTCGCTTTCCTCGAGGGTGGACTCGAAGTGTGCGCGCAGGGCGTCCTCGATGCCGCGCAGAGTGTCAGCGCTCATGGTCAGTACCGGCGCTTGCCGTGGCGACGGGTCTGCTGCAAGCGCGTCCGCTGCTTCTGCGACTGCACGAGGAACGGCATGATGTCGAACCACGTCGGACCGTCAAGCCGGCGACCGTGACCGCACGCCGCCACGAGCAGTAGGACGAACGCGAGCATCAGAACCCAAGCGAGAGTCATCACCCAGGGACCTGCTCAGGCTTCGGGCGCGCCCCGTCCTCAGTCGTCGGGTCGTCGGTGAAGTCGGCCGGGTCCGGCGCGGGCTGCCCGTACTCGTCCTTCAGCGCATCCACCTCGTCGTCGACCTGGTCCTCATCCCAGTCAGGATTGGCACGGCGCACACGCTCACGCCTCGAGATCGACTCGGACAGGAACAGAGACTGAATGATCCGGCCCGCCTTCTCCATGTCCTCCTGCGACACGGGCGGGAAGTCCACATCGGGGAGCTCGTCGTACCAGCCGCCGCCATTGTTGGGGAACACGATGCCGTCGATGCCGAGCGCTACCTGTGCGAGCTGGGCGAGGGCCGGCTTGACGTACATGGCCTTCTCGTCGCGGACCCGCTCCGAGTCGGAGTAGTCCGCTTGCACCTCGGTGGCGGTCTTCATCTGCCCGTCCGCCTCCACGCCGAGGTGGGCGAGGGAGTAGCCGGTGGTCCAGGCGATCTCCCGCTTGAGACCGTCGATGATGTTCAGGAGTGTCTCGTCGCGGATGTCGAACTGGGACTCATGCACCTGACCGGCGACAGTCTCATCGCTCTTCCCAAGCGCATTCACGCCGACATACACTTCCCGGTCAAGGTCGAGCGTCCCGCCCTTCCCGCGGCCGTTCGATTCGAGCCATGACTCAGGGACGGTGAGGCGACCCTGCCCGAGTGCCACATCCCGCATGAGTGACGACCAGACCATGTCGACCTTGTCGAGCTCATCCTCGATACCGGCAAGATCGGAGCGGCCGAGGTTCGCCAGGACGCCCTGCTTCCGCCAGTCCTTGTTCGGCATCCGGTTCGGGATGTAGACGACGGCGAGCTTCTCAACACCGGTGGCGACGGTCACCGTCTCCGACCATGAACCCGGATCGGCGATCGCGAGTTCCAGTTCAGCCTGAGACCGCAGCCCGTTGTAGTGGGCGGTCTCCGTGAGAGTGTTGATCGGCACCACCACGCCGAGATACTTGTCGGTGCCCTTGTGGAGGGTGTAGGAGATCATGCCGACGTCGTGGCGCTCGAGCAGCCGGAACACTTCCCGGTCGACCCGGTACTCGGTCCACAAGGTCACCGCGGTGAGGATGCCATCCTTGAACTCGGGAATCGCACAGTCCGCCGCGTACGCGCGAATCCGCACATGGTCGGCGAGACGCTCATTCCAGGTGACGGCAAGGAACACGCCGCCGAGAGCCGATGCGTACTCGCCACCCTGCAACAGTTGGGCCCGGGTCTCATCCGACGACATGATCTCGTCAAGGCGTGCCTGCCCGGGATGCTGCCACTTCGTCTTCGGCTGCGCCGGGTCAACCCCGGCCGCGTCAAGTTCGGCAGGTTTCGGGTAGCGAATCTTCACCTGCTCCCCGAACAGGAGTGTCGCGGAGAGTCTGCAGATACCGCCGGCGAGGTCGACGTGCATCTTCATGCGCTTCTCGTCAGGGACGACCTTCGCACCCCAGAACGCTTTCGACAGTGACCCGACGAGCCCGCCCCGATGTGGCGCACCGTTGTGGGTGTGCGTGGGCACCTCGCCGGCATAGATTTTTTGCAGCGTCGCGGTGTCGCCCACCCACCAGGCTTCATGCTCGGCGAACCGATCAAGAGCGATGTCGAAAGGCGCTGGAGGCCAAAGGTTGGCGTCTGCCATGATGGCCTCCTCAGGCTGCGAGCTTGATGTGTTGGCGCCAGATGTTCTCGGTCGTGATCACGGCGTAACGGCCAGCGTCGAGACTGTGGTCAGCGACCTTGATCGGCTTCTCTTCGCCTTTGAGGGTCGCTTCGGGGTCCCACGCATAGCCGGATGCTTCGGTGATGAAGCCTTTGCACCGGTCGGTGACGATGAGCTTGTGCTCGGCGAGCAATGACGCCATGGTGCGGATGCCGTACAGGACGTCATTGTCGGCCTGCGTGGTGGTGACCCCGTCCTGCTGCATCTGCACACGCAGGGACGCGGCGGACGGGTCGAGGATCGTGTAGCGGGGCACCAAGCGGGAGCGGGTCGAGTCGGGCAGGTGGTTCTCGTTCAACCACTTCACAAGTTCGCGGGACAGCTGCGCGTCGGTGAGCTTCTGCTCGGTGACTTTCGAGTCGTGCCGGTACTCGTCGATGAAGAACATGCGAGGTGTCGGCCGGCCCAAATGGTCAATCTCCGCGCTGATTCCTAGCAGGAGTGCCGCGGTCGGGTTCGTTGTGCCGTAGTCCACACCGACAGCGACGAGCTCGCGCATCTCAGGGAGTTGATCCCAGGGGATGACGAAACCGGCGCCCGGGCTCGGGTCCCACATGTCGTAGATTGCGCCCTCGGCGGCAACCCACAGTCCTTCGATGAAGCGCTTGTACCAGAGCCCCGTGTAGTTGGCTTTCAAGTTTGCGACGGTCTGCGCGTCGAGCGACCAGTTGTCTTCGAGCACGAAGTGCCAGGAGATCCAGTTGGGCAGCTCGTCGAGGCGGTCGAGGTAGTCCCGTTTGAGCCAATGCCCAGGGGAGTCTGGGTTCGTTGTGCCCAGCAGCATGGCGCCGGGTGCGGTGAGGCGGGAGAGCATCATCTTGAACGCGCTCTCGGGCAGCACCGTAATCTCGTCCACATAGCAGAGCGCTACGGTCATGCCTCGGATCTTGTCCGCGGCCTGCTTGTCGTTCGCGCCGATGATGTGCACCACGCGTCCGAGGATGCGAGCAGTCGGCGCGCCGGCCGTGTACTTGACGTGCTTGGCGAGCGGGCCGAACAGATCGGCGTCCATGAGTGGTTCGAACACGTTGCGGAAGATCGATTCCCGGGTGCGCCCCATGATCACGATGCGACCCTGACGGGCCAACGGCACCTGAATCAGAAAGCGCAACAGCGACGCGATAGTCTTCGACGACCGGACCGCACCCTCCCAGATGCACACCTGCCGGGTAGCTTCCCGGATCGTCTGCTCCTGCTTCGGGGAGATTCCCAGATCGTCGAGATCGCCGCGCTCGAGCGTGTCAGTCGACAAGGCCGAACCTCTTCGCCAGGCGGCCCAGCATCGAATCCGCCTCAGCCACACCGTCACCGTCATCGACGAGCTCGAGCTTCGCGGCACGGTCGAGGTAGATGTTGATCGTCGAGGCGAGGTTCTTCTCGTCCACAGTGGGAACGAAACTCAGGGTCAGCTCTCGGGATGCCCCGTACTCGCCGGTGCCGAGAGCATCGAACGTGTCGGCCTCAAGCCGGTCGAGGATCGCTTCAGTTCGATCGTAGAGGCGGTCGATAATGTCGGCTCGGCGTGCAGCACGTGTGGTGCGACGAGCGTTGACGGCCGTCTCAGTCGCGGACGCGTCGAAGCTGTGGCCTTCGTCCTCGGCGATCTTGTCAACCTGACGGGTCGAGATGCCGACTTCACGAGCGATCTCGTTCCGACCTTTGCCCTCCGCCATGAGAGCCTTCGCGCGCGCGCGTTGCTCGGGCTGAACTGGCACACCTGCTGCCATTGCCATCACCTCGGTTCGCAGCGCCTGGCTGCTTGCGGATGAGGCTCTGGTCCTCAGTGGAATGAGTGAAGCCCCGGCGCTCTACGGGCGTTTCCGGGGCTTCGGGATGGACTAGGCCATCATCTATCTAAAGTTCATGGCCTTTCGCATCTTGTGTCAAGTTAGGCTGCGGCGTGTGGTCGGGGTCGTCGCGTCCACTTTTTGTCGCGCATGGTGAGGATGTCGGTTTCGGCTACACCCCAGAAAGATTGGCCCGTCGGGTCGGTGCCGAGTATTTCGCGGACGTGGCTGTTCTTGACCCACCGGTAGATGGTGGCCACGTGTTTGCCGGCGAGCTCGGCAGCTTCGTCGTAGGTGAGGGTTCGGCCGGTGGGGCGGCGGGCGGTCATGCGGCCTTCTCGTTCCGTTCGCGCATCCAGCGGGCTACAGCTGCGAATGGTTCACCGTTCTGTTTGCGGAGCGCGTTGACGTGCTGCACGAGGTCGGGGGTGCCGGTGAACCATTCCTTGTAGGCGGGCAGTCGCGCGTGGTCGAACTGCTTGTGGCGCTCGGCTTCCAGCTTCGCGGTGCCGGGTTCGACGGCGAGAAGCTCGTCATGGTAGATGGAGCGCATGCGGCGGTCGAGGGCGCGTGTGGTGCCGATCTTGATGCGGTCAGCCCATCGGAGGTAGTACACGACCTCGAACTCGCGCTCGGCGTTGTACTGACGCAACTCTTCCCGCCATTGTTCATCGCTTATCGGGTCGGCCGGCGGCCGGTCGAGTTGGATACGCGCGCAGTCAGGGTTGATGCAGTACCAGATGGTGTCGGCCAGTGACTGTCGGACGGTGAACTGGTGGCAGAACTTGCACCGGATGTTCGTGTGATTGATCGGGGTGAGGTAGTCCTGGACGGCTTGCGTCAGGTGACGAGCGCACAGTCCCAGCTTGCTGTCCGGATGGGGTGGTTCCCAGCAGTCTCGGCCGCCTCGAGTTGGGATGGGGCACTGCCTATGATTGTTCACATCGACTCCTTATCCGAGTTGGTCACGCCCCCGGACGGTTCCTGCCGTTGCGGGGGTCTAGAACGTCCATTCTAACGCTCGTGCGCACGAGATTCGGACGGGCGTTCGGGGCTTGAGCTACGGTGACCCAGGTGTTCATGCGGCGCCTTCCCGGACGATGGGGATCGCCCAGTCCTCCACAACAGCTCCCGGTATCGTCGCCGCGAACTGTTCCGCGCTGGCCTGATCTGATGTCGTGTACAGCCAGCATTCGGGGCGACCGGTCGGTGGGAGGATCACGTTGTACCTTGAGGGTTGCGTGTTCGGGTGCAACGGTTCAGGCATCGGTGTCTCCGTTCGCGAGCTCGAGCAGGACATCCGAATCCGCGCCCGTGGACAACGCTCGATCGACACTCCACCGGACCGTGTACGCCGAGACGACAACGCAGTCGCTTCATCGCTCGTCTCCTTCGGGTACCGGCCGAGACGATCCGAACGGCTTGGGGCCGCGCAATATCGCCGCAATCTCGTCACCCGTGAAGACGGGCCTTCCGCCGACATGCGAAGAGTGGTGCTCGAAGTAGTCCGCCCATTCCCGCACCGTCTCCTCGGGCACAGGCGGGACGACTCGCCTAGCGAGGAATCCGGGCAACTGCTCAACCGGAGCATGCCCATTCGGCAAGTCAGGTTCCTCGGTCACGGGCGGGACAGCAGCAAGAGCCGGGAACTCCGCACGGAACGCCTTCGCACCACGGGTCAGATCGTCGGGGCGCATCTCCCATGACGTATTCGGGAACCGAGCCTCGAACAGTTCTGCGAAACACAGCGGGCAGATGATCTCGTTCCACTCCCACGGCGAATCGGGACCATCCGGGCGCATGATCGGGTTCCACACATCGCTCGGAGTCGCCCAGGAAATGTTCTTCCCACCGCAGCGGTGGCAGTAGTCCTCGGGCTGAGGCTCGGGCTTGTCCACCTCGGGTGGGACGGGAGAACGACGGAAACCCGCAGCGAGACGATCCGCCATCGGCAGGTAGTAGCGCCATTCCTGGCCGGTCTGCACGTCCTCGTTGCCCTCATCCGGGTATCTACGCTCGTAGCCGACAACGGGGGCATCCGCATCGAACAGCGCCTTCGCCAGCGCTTCTCGGTCGTCCTCGGTGGGCAGAGACGCCTCAAGAGCATCCGCCAGACGCCGAATCAGGCTGTGCGACCCCAGCAATCTCACCGCATACTCGGCAGGAACAGTATCGAACCTCCGCGCCTCCTCGATCAGTTCTCGTGTGTCGTCAGTCATCGGTCTTGTCCTTCCACTCGAATTTCGCAGCCTCAGCGACCAGCCGAACCGCGGCCACCATTTCGTCCCACACCGACTCGACCTCCGCGAGCTTGTCCTCTCGGATCGAGTGCTTCGACATGTCCACCGACCCGTCCGGGTGAACCCACGCGGTCAACTCTCCAAACGTCAGGATTCGCCCGGAATGGTGAGACTCGTCGTGGTAGATCGTGACCTCCAGCGGCTGAACGATGGTGTCGCTGCCGTCGCGCGTCGAGAGCGCCGTGAAGTTCCCGTGCACCATCGGCCCCTCCACCCCGACGATGCGCTGGAACCGGCCCAGATCGTAGGCTTTCTCGTCAGTCATTGCCAACCGCCTCATACGTCTGCTCGAAGATGTCGGGCTTGCACGGGTAGAACTCACCCTGAACACCACGGATGATCCAGTCGCCCGTGCTGCCGATGATGACCCCTTCGAGCGTCTGAATCCGCAGGAACGGGTCAGGGTGTGCGATGAAGTCACCATCCATCAGGTGCTCGTGGTAGGTGGCCGTGCCGCCACTCTCGAGAATCCAGTTGATGATCGGCGTCGCACCAGAGGCGGTGCCGTCCCACCGCATCGCCTCGATCACGACTGGCTTCTTCCGGTACTTCTGTGCTTCAGTCATTGCTCTGCTCCTGTCCTGTGGCCGAGTTCTTCGCCAGCGTCCTTTGAATCTGGCCGTAAGCACGATCCATCTGATCCGGGGCTGGGCCGTTGGGGTACATGCGCCGGAAGAGGTCTTGCTGCGCCTCCGTGCAGCCCCTCAGCGCATCTTCGATAGCCTCGAGCCGGATGGTATCCAGCGGTGTGTTCTCGTCAGTCATTGCTCTGCTCCAATCGGTAAGGATTCGGGTCGGGGTCGTATGGCTTCCCTGTCGGAGTTGCCGTGCCGTACTGAGTGCCGAGACCCTTCTGATAGCCCTCATCCCAGGCTTTCTCTGCGACCTCACGATCGTGGGCAGCCAGGGCACGGTCGAACTCCGCGAACCCCTCCTCGATGTCAGCGAAACGATGCACAAGCGTCTCCTGCACCACCTCGAAATGGTTGGCATAATCCCGGCGAACAGCATCCATGCTCGGCGTGTATTCGGTGGTCACTCCGTCAGTCATCACTCATCCCTCCATCGCAGTTCGGGTGCTCACGCCAGTTGACATAAGGCTCCCCGCAGTACAGGCACGCAGGCGCGTATGGAAGCCGCTCATGCTCATTTGTGGTCGGTGTGTAGTCGGTCACTCCGTCACCCCCAAAGCACGAACCGTCGCACACGGCCACCCGCCGTCGCCCTCGTTGCACCCTCCGCACCACGTCGCCTCAAGCCACGGTCGATCGCGGTCTGGGTTCCCGGTTACCTTCGGGTGCAGCGCCAGTACCGCCTCACGTTGGGCGCGAAGCTCCTCGACCTCAGCCAGCAGGGCGAGCACCATCGTCGGGTCAGCGGCGGCGATGAACTGCGCGTCATGCTCATCTACGACGGACGCGATCAGCGATCCGTCATGGCCGCCATTGTGTGAGTCGAGAACCAGGATCGGATACTCACCATCCGGGTTGTAGTCCACCACCCAACGGGAGTCATACCGGACGCGGAATGCATCCGCAGCCTCTGCTAGCGCCTTCAACCGGTCCAGCCGTGCGTCGCTCAAGATCATGCGCATTCTCCTTCGTGAATCAACCAGCAACGCGGACACGTTGCCGGATCCTGCACCGCCGTACTCGACGGCAACGACAATGGGGCGCCCACCACTACAGGTGTTCTGGCGCCGCGACCAACCTCATGGGCGGCATGCTCGTGACAGTCGCACCGGCAGGACACCGACCGGCAGCCGCGCTCGTCGTCGTCGGGCGTCCAGTGGTCCCCCAGCTCACACGCCGCGCTCAACCCGGCGAGACTCAGCAATTCGGCGGACGGTTGCGCCAGCAGTTTCGCCACCTGCGCCTCAACATCCGCACTCACATCCGGGCGCTGCTGGCTCAACTCCTGGGCGAGCACGAGCATGTCGAACCGGGCCATGTCGGGGTCATACAAGGCCTGGCAGGCAGGGTTCGCGCACTGCACGACAATGTCGTCCAGATAGTGCAGAGGCGGGTGCTTCCACAGGGTGAATTGTTGGCATTCGCGGCAGCGGATTGGCCTGAGCTTCTGCATCTTCTCTTCGACCGGGAACATCGCCAGGGCGCGCTGCGTCTCGCGATAGAACTCGACCGCAGCCTCGGCACCTGCCGTGCGGGCGACGATCGACTCCGGCGACACGGACACCCACTCGACGAGCTCACGCACCGCAGCCGCCACCTGGTCGATGCTCGCCGTCATGGAGAACCCGATAGACTCAGACGTGAACGACGGCCACAGCGGTTCCTCCCCGCGGGTGTCGATCGCGTGCACGATCGCGACGTTGCAGAGCCCCACCCACAACCGGTCTGCGGCCTGCCAGGAGCCGGGGAACGTCGGCGTGACCACCGTGGACGTCCGCACCCCATCAATCGAGACGGGGCCTTTCTCGACAGACCGCAGGTGGGTGATCAGATCCACCGCCGTGGACAGGGCGGCCTCGAACCGCTCCCAACAGCTGCGACAGAGGATCCCGGTCTCGGCCGGCCGGGGCAGACACCCGGCGCAGTCGTGCCCGTGCGGGTCATCCTTCAACTTCGGGCAGTCGTTGCCCTTCTTGCAGCTGCGGCCGTGCGTGGAGAGCCCGTCGCAGGTGTCGAGGTGGTGACCGCGGAACGTACAGGAACGGCCCGGCATGGAATGGGTAATGCAGATCAGGGTCATGAGGTCACCCCGGCGAGGATGCGCTCGACGACGTCGGCAGGGAGCTCGCGCAACCCGAGCGCGCCCCTGTACGGGATCGGCTCAGCGAGGGGGCGAGGGTTCGCCAACACGAGATGCCAAGCGCGCAGCTCTGCCCACACCGAACAGAGCGCGCCGGCCTCGTCCTGACAGTGGTCAAAGTGGGTGAGATCCGTCACCGGGCTGTGCACGTCGACGAGGTCGACCACGCCGATGATCGCGCCCAGACCATCCGGGAGTGTGAACAGCGGCATGAAGCCTGTGAGGCCGTAGATGAACTTCCCTGCGTCGAGCGAATCAGAGATCGAGAGCTGACCCTTCGCAGCATGAATCGCGACCAGCCCGCGATACTCGCCGGCGATGTTCCGCGACCGGTTCTCCACGTCCTTGCCCAGGCGGATGATCGCGTGAGCCCACGGCTGCCTGACGGTCAGAATCTTCACGAGGTCATCCCGTCCGCGCGAGCCGCCGCCAGACAGTTCGAGCACGTCACGTCCGTCATGTCGATCGTGCGCGACGTGGCCGGCACGTGGCGGCCGCAGTAGGCACGGTCACGGTCGTCAAGTCGCGCCCCGTTCAAGTGCATACTCGACGCCGCGGCCGTCGACACCATCGCCGGCTGGTGCGACGCCCACCATCGACTAATCGGACCCTCGCTCATGCCGCCCACCTATCCCCGAACACCACATCGAACGTCACAACCCTCGGAGGCGCCACGAACAGCAGGGCCTGACCGCACGAGTCCGCACGACACCGCGCCCCAGCAGACTGCACGTGACAACCGCAACGGGCGTCCGCGCACATCCACGGCGACCAGCAGGCACCGCAGCAACCACGACCACGGTGGGCATCACACGACTCGTCACGGCAGATCACGCGAAGGCGCCCTTCGTGTTCTGGTAGGTCGAGTACAACCCGTCATAGAACTGCTCGCCGTCCTCCGAATGCTTGAAGCACACTGGCAGCCACTCGCTGGTCTCGGCGCTCCACCGCCAGAATCTCGCTAGGTAGTTGCAGTCGCCCCAGTCGCAGGTTCCCGCTGGCTCGACGCTCGGCGGCACGTCCTCGTCGTGGATGCCGAACCGCTCGACCTCGGCGCGCTCGGCCGGGGACAATTCCGGGGCTGGTGTGTTCATGATCGCGCTCCTTCGATTTGCAGCAAGGGGGAGACCTTGTTGGACTGGTACGCCTGCTCGATGCCCTTCGCGACGTTCTCGTACACGGTGCGACCACCAGGAAGGACGATGTTCGCCAGGAACTCCTCCTCGAAGACCGAAATCCCCGACTCGACCGCCTCGAGCTTCGCTTTCACCACCAGGGCGAGCGCACGCCACTTCTGCCGGACGGCCTTCTCGTACAGCTCGCGAGCAGCACTCTCGGTCCGGGAGTAGGTGCTGGAACCTTGCTTGTACTCGGTGAAGCGCGGGTCAGCGCGATTCGGCAAGGGGATGACGAACCGCACATTGCGGCCGTTCATCTCGAAGCCGACGATCGCGTGCTCCGGCTTGGTGCCGTACATGAACGCTGTCGCCCCGTACCGCTCCAACGTGCGTTCGATCTCGACCCGCGACTTGGCGCTATCGACCGTCGTGTTTTCGGCGTAAGCCATCAGGATTCCTCTCTCGGTTCTTCGGTTATCGGTCTACGACGAGCCCCACACGCACACTGGAACCCGCCGCCTAATGAAATCCACCAGTCATGCTCGTGATCGCTCATGCGATCTCCTTCCGGCTCCGATTCGGCACACGCCAACCTGACGCACGCGCCGCATTCAACTCCGCATCCAGCTCCGCCAAACGGTCGTGAACCTCCGGCACCACCACCGGCACCAGGTGAGCACGCACATCATGAGCCGGAGCCGACACCAACGCACGCACAGCACCCGCCAACAGATCCGCAACCGTGACGCCCCGCCTATCCGCGATCGACGCCAAACGGCCCCATACAGGTTCCGGGAGAGTCACCGGGACCGTCTTGCCACTCACGACGCCGCCTCCTCAGCGCACCGGTCACACCCACGCGCAGGACGCCCAGGGTGCTTCGGACAGTCCGCATCGGTGACGATGCCGGAGACGGTCGGCCGGTTCTTCTGTGCCCGCAACCATGCTTCGTGAGCGCGTCGAGCGTCACCGCACTGAGGACATCGGGGAGGGAAATCCATCGACTGATGCAATGGACATTTCGTGGGGGGTTCGGCGTCGTTGACGCCTCCCCCTCCTATCCGTTCCTCTCCCTTCCCTTCCCCGATGGAGTCCTCCGACCCGACTCCGGGAGCGCTCCCGGAGTCCTCCGTGACCGGTACAGGTGGAATCAGGGAGGGTGACGGCTTGCTGATCTTCTGGTGCTCCCGCCAATTCGTCACCTGGATGTACCGCTCGCCAGCAACTACATAGCGAATGATGCGGCCGTGACGATGCAACTCGTCGAGGATCTGGTCCAGCTTCGGCTCCGACACCGACAGCGCCCACAGCAATCCGACGAGGATGCCGGGCTCATCGAGCAGTCGGCCCTCATCGTCAGCGTTCGGCCAGAGCCCCTGCCACACCAATTTCTGCTTGTCGGTGAGCTTTTTCACCGCCCTCGACATGAAAAACGACGGCTTCACCGAGCGGATGCGCGCCACTTCACGCCACCTTTCTTGCATGGATGAGCTCGAGGTACTCGATCGCGTCCGGCTCCGGGACCGGCACATGGTCGCCGTCCGGGAGGAACCGCACCCACTCCTGACGGCCGTTAACGAACACCAGAGCGGGCACTTCGGCCGGGTCGTAACCGGAGCGGACAGACCAGCCTCGAGCCTCACCCTCCGCCGTGTGCGCAATCCCGTGACAGCCCGCAGCGTTGCCGAGTCCGCATAACGAGATCCCGTTCACGACCGTCCCGCGTCCGCCGCGACCCTTGTACAGGCGGTGGTGCAGTTGAGTGTCGACGGTCTTGCCGCACCCTTCACAGCGGCCCTTCGCTCGATCTTCGAGCGTGCTCTCGCGTGCCCCGGTGAACTCGATGGGGGTCTTCTTGTCGGGCTTCGGGCCGATCATCGGTTGGCCTCCTGCATCGACAGAATCTGAGAGGGGGTGAGAGCCCGCCCGCACGTGCACCGGCAGACGATTCGACCGTTATGGAGGACGTGAATCCAGACGTGAACGTGGGTCATGCTGCATCCCTCCGCAACGCCCGACGCTCCCTCTCGGATAGGCCGCCCCATATCCCGTACCGTTCGCCATGCTCGAGCGCGTAGGCGAGACACTGTGCACGGACCTCGCACGAAGCACAGACGTTCTTCGCGTTGCGGGTCGAGCCGCCCTTGTCGGGGAAGAACGCCTCCGGATCCGTCTGAGCGCAGAGAGCCGATTCCATCCAGGTCTCCCGTGGTGGGACAGACCAGTGGATTTCGGGGTAGCCGACGATGAACGGCTCGATCATGCCGCCACCGGCTCTCCGTCAGCGCCGACAGCTGCAGGCAGCCCGAGTTCTTGGCGGATGCGCAGCACGGTGCGGTCAGCGACATGGAGTCGCGCCGCGATAGCGATGTCCGAGAGCCGCAGTGAATGCAGGCGAGTGACCGCCTCGCGCCGTTCGAGCGACGACAGCCTCACCGGCTCCCCGATCATCGCGAGTTCTACAGCCATCTCGTCGATGGCGTCAGAGCGTTCCGCGAGCGGCGGGGCGTCGTCGGTGTCGATGTCGTCCCATGCAAGCGGGGGCGTCCACCCCGCGCGCCGTGCCCGGTTCATTGCGCGACGCGACCCTGCCGCTTTCGCCGGCGAGTCAACGAAGGGTGTCTGATCCCAAAGCCGGTCGTACAGCGCCTCCACCGCATCCGCCGTGGAGCGCAGCACCGTCGACTGGGCGAATCGGGTAGCGAGGTTGTCACTAGACAGCCCCATCTGTTCTACGAGCGCCCTCTGCGTCCAGCCGCGCGCCATGAGCGCTTGCATGCGGCGATGGGTTCCGCGTGCGTCGACGAGTGCGTGAGCCGCGACGGAGTGTGTTTCTGAGGTCACGGCAAGGATCAGAGCCGCAGTGTCCTTTCGCACCCGGCGCACAGGCTTGCCCCGTTTGCCGCTGCGGATTCCCGAGACTGTCGACACAGAGACTCCGGCCAATTCCGCGAGCCGTCGACGTCCGATCCCAGCCAGCGACAGCGCCTCGACGTGAGCGCGCACGGGTGCGGCATCGGTGAGGTCGTCGTAGCGTCCGTACAGCTTGAGTCGGTCGTGCTCGGCGCGGTAGACGCGGTTCGCTTCCCGACATTCTGCACAGTGGCAGCCCGCGACATAGCGGGAGCGAGTGCCGTGCTTGCGATTAGTAGTGCTCACGCCGCATCCTCCGTGAGGTCGAACAGGGACGGCATGGCCTGCTTGCGGACGTAGTTCCCGGCTGCGTGCCGATCCGCCATGTTCTCTTCATGAGTGCCGGGTCGCAGATGCTTAGGATTCACGCACGGCGGGTTATCGCACGAGTGCAACGCAAGGGAATCGCCGAGCGGGCCGAACTCAAGCTCGTAGGAGAAGCGATGGGCGCGCACCTGAGTCGAGCCGACGCGAAGTGCTCCGTAGCCGTCCTTGTCACGCCGTCCTCGCCACTCCCAGCACTCATCAGGGCCACGCATGTCGACCTTCGCCCAGAACCGGGCCGCGGGCGACCCGTGGGGGTTAGGCCGAAGAATCTCTGGACTGCCGACTCGCCACTGTTGCTGGTAGTGCCTCTTGCACAATCCCTTCGCTCGCGCGACCTCATCGCAGCCGCGCACCGTGCAGGCGTTCACGCCGCGTCCTCCGCATCCAGCAGGTCGAACAGGGTAGGTAGCGCGCGCTTACGCTCCTCAGCTTCCAGATACTTGAGGCTGTCGAGGAAGTACCCTGAGTTGAGCTCGGCTCCCCGACCCTGCCGCCCCAGACGCAGCGCACAGAGAGGGACCGTTCCCAGACCGTTGAACGGGTCATAGACGAGCTCGCCAGGCATGGAGTACCGCTCGATCAGGCGATTGGCGATATCCAGTTGTAACGGACACACGTGCATCATCAGGTTCTTCTGCTTCTGCGACCCGTTCAGGGTGAGCATCCGGTTCACGTCATGCCAGACGTCCGGATGCCACGATCCCGGGTTCAGGGCCATGAAGGTCGAGGGGAGACGGCCCTTGCCGGCGAGGAGCTCGCCGAGCTTGATGTGCGACTCGAAGTCGTACACCTCCCGCAGGGTCTGCTCGGTGAACAGCCGCTGCATCGTCTCCGGGTCGAGGGCCGCGAGTTCCTCCGGCGCCAGCGGTCGGTCCCCGGATGAGCGCCAGAACGCGTGCGCATCAACCTGCCACCGTGCGAGCGAGTAGTCGGCGATCTCCTTCACCACACGCTTATCCGCGTAGCCCTTCGCCCGGTCCGTCTGGGGCTTGTGGAACAGGAGGATGTACTCGGGCGACCCGACGCCCATCTTCGTCGAGTCCTTGCGCATCTCCGTGTAGCCGAGGCGATACGTCTGGTTGTTCTCCCGCACCACGTCGGTGACGACGGTGATCATCCCTATGTAGTCGAAGCCGTGCTTGAGCCCATGGAAGGTTGCTTCCTGGTGGAACGGGGACGAGGTGGGGATTCCGGCGCCCGTGACCGACCCGAACAGGATCCGGTCCTTCACGTGGCAGGCGTAAATCCGGCCCGGCTTGAGCACCCGGTACAGCTCTGGGGTGAGGAAGTCCATCTGCTCCCAGAAGTGATCGTTCCCGTCGGTGTGCCCGAAGTCGTTGTAGCTCGGCGTGTACTCGTAGTGGTTCGAGAACGGAATCGAGGTGACGATCAGGTCGACCGAGTTCTCCGCCATGGACTGCGTCTCGGGCACGCAGTCGTTGTTCGCGACCAGCCACCCCTCACCCTTCGCCTCGAGGCGGGAGACTCCCATCGACCGGATCAGTGCCTGCTCGATTGCGGTGGTGTCCAGGCCGTATTCGCGGACGATGTCGCTCATGGTGCCGATCAGCTCCTCATGCTGGTTGCGCTTCTGCATGAGCGTCTCGACGACGTCGCGCTCGGCGGTGGTGTGGATGATGTCGATGACGACCTGCTCGGTTTGCAGGAAGCGGTGGATGCGGTGGACGGCCTGAATCCAGTCGTTGAACTTGAAGCCGACACCGACGAAGATCGCCCGGTGGCAGTGACGCTGGAAGTTGCACCCGGATCCGGACAGGATCGGCTTGGTCGCCAGCAGGCGGGTTTCCCCGTTGGAGAAGTCGATGATGCGCTGCTCGCGCACCTCGAGGTCGAGGGAGCCGTACACCTCTGAGACATCGGGGAGGGCGTCGGCGATCGCGCGGCGCTCATCCTCGAGGTCGTGCCAGAGGATGAAGTGCTCATCGGGGGAGGCGTCCACGATCTCGCGCGCCATCTCCGCACGAGCGATGATCGAATCCCGTTTCGCCCTGGCCGCCTCACCGAGCGACATGCCGCCGCCGGTGATGAACTTGGCCTGCCCGTCACGTTCGACAGCGGTGGCGGTGTCGACGTCGACCTCGTGGAAGTTGATGATCATCTCGGGGAGGATGTAGCCGTCGTCAGGGAAGCCGAGATCGGACGGTTTCTGCACGAACGCCGCCCACGTGTTCAGCCACAGGTGGAACTCTTGGGTCTTGTGCGGGTAGAGGGTGAGGTCGCCTGCTTTCTCCGAGTTGCGCTGGAAGAACCTCGTGAGGGCCTGCCCGGTGTCCATGACGCCCAGGTAGCCGGCGTAGTGGATGAGCTCCTTGTAGCGGTTCGGGGCTGGGGTGGCGGTGGCGACGAAACGGAACTCGACCGCCTCGAACAGGGTGAGGAACGTCTGGTACGTCTTCGACCCGAACGAGCGCAGCACGCTCGCCTCGTCGAGCGAGGTCGCGCGGAACAGCTCGGGTGACAGGTTGCCCTCCCGCACGGCTTCGTAGTTCGTGAGGTAGATGCCGTCCCCGTCGACCTGCTCGTCACGGTTCACGAACCGCACCGGGATGCCGAGCTTGCCGGCGTCGATGATGAACTCCTGCCGCACACCCAGCGGCATGACGATCAGGGCGCGGCCCCCGCGGTGCTTGATGATGAGGCGCAGGATCTCCAACTGCATGAACGATTTGCCGAGACCGAACGCCGCGAACAGGGCGCGCCGACCCCCGGCGATCGCCCACTGCACGAGCGCCTTCTGGTGGGGGAGCAGCATCGGGTTGATCTCGTCGAGCTCGACGTGGAACCCGAACGATCGGGAGAAATGCACCTTCTCGTGCAGGAACTGCTCGTACGCGGTCAAGGCCATGTCGGTGCCTCGTTCTCCACTGGCGCCGCGGCCCGGATCTGCTTCCGCAGCATGGATGCTTCCGCGCGCGCCTTCTTGAGGTCCCGTCTGGCACGGTTCAGGGGCGAGTTCTCCCGGTTGTTCCGGGTGGATGTGAGGGCGGCCACAATCTCGGTTGCGGCGAGCAGCAGGACCGGCATGGAGGCTTTGATCCACGGCCCGTACAGGTGACTATCGGTTCCCGGATCGGTGGAGGTGTGCACGTACAGCCAGTTCGTGGTCGAAGAGAACCCGACCAGTACGAGGGTGACGACAGCGCAGCCGACCGCGGCAAGGTAGGCGCCCCGTTTCCGCAGGGCCAGAGTGGCGAGTGCGGTTCCGACCAGGAACACGTCCACTGCCACGGGGAGGGTCCACTGCAACACTGTCGGGACCATCCACGCGGCGGCATGCACCAGCCCATCCACGGACGCGACACCGGCGGCGACGACAGCCCCGCACAGGAGGATGATGACCACCAGGTAGAGGGAATACGAGTCAGGGTTGAGGGTGTGACCAGCCCCAGTGCGGCGGCTCATCGCTGGAACCCCCCAGCGTTGTATGCGGCCGACTGGACCTTGTTCAGGTTGAGGTACCCGTAGAGCTTCGCCGTGAGTGCCTTCTGCAGTTCCTCCGCAGCGTGCAGGGTCTCCTTCTTGAGATCGAACGTCAGCCGGAACGGGAGGGCAGCCAGGTCAGCCTCGGCGCGCTTCTCCGTCACCGTGTCAGCCTTCGACGAGAGCATCGCCTTCGCGCGCGCCGAGATCATGTCCCGCTCCGCTTCGTAGCGGTCGTGCCACATCACCTTGAGGACCGGGACGGCCGCTTCGAGTCGATCACCGAGTTCCCGGATGATGAGTTCGATTTCCATCGGAGAGACGGGCTGGTAGTCGACGAGTTCCCCTGTGGACAGGTTCGCGATGTCGGCGCTCATTGCTCACCCTCCGGCGCAACGTAGTCAGGGTGTGCGGGGTCAAGCGGCAGCGCCTCTCCGACCCGCGTGATCTCTTGGACGTCCTCGCCCGTCAGGGTCTGCTCGCCCGCCGCCCGCCGCATGCTCCCGGCGCGGGCGAGCATGAGAGTATTGAGCTTGTCCGTCCACTCATCGCCGGCGCGGTTCTTGACAGCGACCATCGCTTCCGGGGTCGCCGCCTCATTGACGAGTCCTTCCCAGTCCTCCGTAGGCTCGGAGGGGACCGGCATGTACTCGCCTGCCTCGGTGACACGGTCGGTGAGCTCGTCGGGCATGTAGTGCACCCCGAGCAGGACATCTTCGGCACCTTCGGAGCAGACATCGCCGATCGCGCGCCACCGCAGCATCCGCTTGGTGAAGGCTTCCCACGGCATTGCCTCGCCAGCCTTCGAGCGGGCCTTGACGTGCCACGTCTCGGTCTCAGCGTCGAGCGAGTATTCCTGGACCTTCCCGGCCCGGATTGCATCGAACGGGGTCCAGGTCGACTCGTAGGTGAAGTCCGGGTCGTCGGGGCGAATGAGGGTGGCGTGCGCGGCAATGTCCCCGCCTTCGATGGTCCCGGTCAGCCAGGAGCGCAGTTGGAAGCCTCGCTCGCGCACGAGAGCCGACATGAGAGAGGGCTTGATCGTCGGGTTGCCGTCGATGACATCGATGCCCTGAATGGCGGCCATCGGGTGGATGCCGAGCATCGCGCCTGTCTCGGCGATCATCAGGATTTTGCCGGGGAGCATCCGCTGCTCCATCTGCCCGGTCTCCGGGTTCTTCACCTGCCCGAGGAATGCGCGGGGGAGGAGGTCGCCAGCGGCGGAGAGCATCTGCGCGTAGGCGCGCTTCTCCTCGAGGCTGGCGTTGACGTACGGGGTGATGTCGGTGCTCATGCTGCGTTCAGTTCCTGTTCGAATTGGCGGGCGGCGCGGAGCCGGCCGAGGAGGTCCGTCGCGATCGGGAGGATGCGCGCGGTCAGGTCGACGATGTTGGAGTCGCCCCGGTGGATGAGGATCGCCTTGGGTTCCTCGTGGAAGGGTTCGCCGTGCTCGTCGACTTCCATCCACAGCCAGTGGAGGGTGTCGAACTCGGGCAGGCAGAGGAACTGCCATGCGACCTGCCGTTGCTCGCCGATGGTGGGGCCCGTGACGACACGGTTGTGCTTGACCTTGCACTCTGCGAGGGCGGTCCCGATGCCGTCAGGGGTGGCGGCGAATCCGGGCTGACCGGGTGCGTGGATCAGCGCGAGGTTGGAGGGGATGCCCGCCCAGGCGAGCATCATCGGTTCCCACCTGTGGCCCTGCTCCGTGTAGTGGTTGCCGGTGAACTGGCCGTCTCGCAGAATCGCGAGCAGGTACTTGTCCACCGATTCGGGCTTGGCGAGGGTCGCGGCGCGGGAAGCGGTGATCAGGTTGCCGTGGAGGGCGAGCCACCGTTCCCGGTTGGTGCCGTCGTCGAGGATCCGGTCAGCCCATGACGTCTGATTTACAGTCAGGTCCTTCACGCTGCGGCCTCCTCGATGTGGCAGGGGCAGCTGCAGTCGGGGACAGCGCACTCGCGGTGACGTGCTGTGCTGCACACGAGGGAGAGGACGATCGTGTTGGCTTGGGCGGGCATGGGGCCGTCGAAGGTGCCGTGGTCGGTCATGACAGGGCCAGCGCTTCCCGAATGTCCTTGCGGAGTCGGAACGCCGTGATCGTCGTGCTGAACGGCCCCAGCTCTTCGACGACGCGCTCGTTCTCAGGGATGAGCTCCTGCACGGGGCCGTGTGGATCGCGACCCGCCGCCGCGTCGAGATGCCCGAGCGCGATCAGGTTCGCGATGCGCTGCTGCTCCGCGGCGTACAGGGTCGCGTGGACCTGCGCGAGCGCGATGTAATCGCGCGTCTGGTCGAACGAACCGCCCGCGAGCTCGGAGGCAACGAGGGCCTCCGCTTGCGCCTTGTGGTCGCTCATGACGGGTCCAACATCGGCTGGACGAGGGCTTCGGCGTAGAGCGCGGACCCGCTTCCCCATGAGGCGTACACCGGCCCCGGTTTGTTCGGGTTGTCGTTCGCCGTGAACTTGATCCACGGCGCGATCTGAGGGCCGTCCTTCCCGAGGGCGCTCATCTTCCCGAGGAAGTCGAGTCGGAGACGCGGGGTCGCCAGAACGGCTTCGGCGTCGCGCGCCTTCTCGATCAGGCGGATGACCGGCGGGTAGTTGCCCTTGAGGTGCTTGCCCTGCCACGCGACGCCGCCAGCCCCCTCGGACTCGGACTCCTTCACGGTGACGACGAGGTCTCCGAGGATGATCGACGCCTCAGGGTGCGGCGTGACCTCGATGACGATGCGCTGGAAGTCCCTCATGTGCGAGCCGAAGTAGGTCCGGTTCGACCTCAGCCACAGGAGCGCCTGACGGGGCAGGATGACCTCCGGGTCGCCCTCGATCGCCACGGCCTCGACGAGCGCCGTGTGCGCCCGGTAGCGGTCCGTGCAGACGACCCTCAGCTGGTCGCCCTCACGGGTGACATGGGCGCCGCAGATGATCGGTGTGATGTCGTCCGTGGATGATGCGGAGAGGGCCACGTCCACGAGGTAGCGCGCTTGGGTGAGGGTCAGGGTGATCTTGGTCATGACTTCACCGACCCGTCCTCGATGACGATGCCAAGCGAACCGGACTCGTCCACCACCTCCACCCAGACTTGGAAGTCGTGCTCAGCCGCGAGCTCTTCCAGCACGGCCATGGAGTCCGAGTCGAGCAGGGACCCGTCACGCACCTGCAGGATTCGCAGTTCCGGATCGGTGGCCATGGCCAGCGCCGCGGACACCCGCAGCTGTTCGGCGGCGGACGCCTGCACGAACGGGACGCCATAGAAGGTGACGCCCGAGTCGTCGAAGCCGAGCCCGTCGATGGGGAACTTCACCTTGGCGAGAGCGTCGGCTTTCTTCTTGTCGATCGCGCCGAGCTTCACGGTGAACTTCTCGGACTCCTGCCGACGTTCTGCGAGCGTCGCCGCGACCTTGCGGTACTCCTGTCCTTCACGAATGGCGGCGTTCGTGTCCTGCACTGCGGTGAGACGAGCACTGATCGCTCCAGTGTCGACCGGGTCGCCGAGCTTCACCCGGTTCGTCTCAGCGGTTGATACGTCTGCCGCGGCCGCCTCCAGTTCGGCCGTCAACTCGACAATCCTCTTCGTCAGCGACTCGACTTCGTGGCGGGCCTGTGCTGCCACGGCGTCGGCCCTGGTGATCGCCTCGTTATGGGCGCGCGCCTTCTCGAACTCGGCAATGACATCGGCAGCGGAGACCTCAGTCTCAGGGGTGTCGGCGTCAGGCTTTGCCAGCCCAGCGAGTTGCCCCTCCAGTTGCTTCACCGAACGGTTGATCTCGGCGCGCTGGTCGAACACCCCAGCCCGTTCCCGGTCGAGCACGGCTGGATCGAACGGCAGGTCGACGGTGGAAACGAGGGTCGCGACCTGCTCCGCCGAGGTCTGGCGGGTAAAAGCCAGCGGGTCGAACGCGCGCTTGCCGATCAACCATCCAGGAGGGCCTGAGGCGACGAGTACTTCTGCTTGCGGCCGTCGTCGGTCGGCGGCGTCTCTACAGTGAGCGTTCCCGCATCGTCCTTCGTCCAGCGGCGGTGACGATGTACTCGCCCAGATCGAGGGTGACGGAGGCGGAGTCCTGACCGTCGCGGATCGGCTGCTTCGTGGCGCGGGATGCGTCCCCGCCGGCGAGCGCCGCCCAGATGGCATCCAGCACGGACGACTTGCCCTGTGCGTTCCGGCCCGACAGGGTGACGATGTTGCCGGAGGGGGAGATGTCGACGGCGACGAGACGCTTGTAATTCTCCGCCTTGAGGTTGACGATTTGGAGACTCATGATTGCCTTTCAGGGGGTCGGGAGTTGCACGGTGGTGTAGTCGACGGGTGGGTGCAGGAGGGCGTTGCCGAGGATGAGCAACCACACGGCGGCGAGCACGACGATGATGCAGAGGACCGACTGGATGAGGATCGGAACCCAGAAGCGGAGAGTGCGGCGGGTCACAGGAACACCTCCCTGGAGACGTCATGCTCAGTCCCGCAGCAGGGGCACTCCCAGGATGCTGTGAAGCTTTCGGGGTCGATGAACACGTCAACCTCGCCGGCGAACGTGCACTGCCAGGACTGCTCGAACTTTGGGCCGGTGCTGAACAGGGGGAAGGTCTGAGTCACGATCCCGTCGCACTCTTTGTGCTCGATCCGGGACGTGGCGAGAATGCCGGAGGACCTCATGACAGCCCCCTCACCCAGAGCAACCCGACCCCGATCAAACAGACAAACGCGATCGCGAACAGAGAACCGGCGACCATGGGGGTGCGGAAGAAACCTGCGATCTTCTCGCGACGGTGAAGACGGTGCGCCGCACGAATCCGTTCAACACGGAGCGGATGAGACAAGGCGATGCGACGCTCACGTTCCGCACGAGCAGCGGCACGACTGGAGATCATGCGTGCACCGCCTCAGCGTTGGCAAGGACGGTGACGGAATCGATCGCGCCGAGGTCCCAGATGCACCCGGACGCGACATCCCAGCCGTAGTACCAGAACGGCCCGTCCAGCCGCATCGACCACTGGTAAGGGGCGATGATGATGCCCTCGTACGCACGTGCGACCGCGTGCCAGTCGATCGGCCGGTACCGTTCCGCAGTAAGCGGGAAGGCCGCTGTCTGTGCGACCGAGTACTCGGCATGGAACGCCTCCAACTCGCCGGCAGTCTGTAGATGCAGAACGGCCGCGTCGGCGGCGAGCACGACCGTGTGCTCCGCTACGAGGCGATCGAGACCAAACTTTTCGGAACGGCAGAAGGTCGGCCAGTCATCCTCGCCGGCGATGCTCACCCAGAAACCACGCGGCTTGTCAGGCACTACCGGATCGGCCTGCATGTACTTGCGCGTGCGGTCGAGAGCCACCGGGGACTCGGCGTAGTGGCGGAGGTCGAGAGTCGTCATGCTCGCGCCCCCAGTGCTTCCAGACCCTTAGCGGTGATCCGGTACACCGACTCCGGGAGGTAGTTGCCGTCAGCGATGCGAGTCTCCGAATCATCCAGGAACCCATCGACCGCCAACTCGCCGGCCCGCTTGCGTGGTGAATCGAACGCGAGACGCCGCCAGTTCATCCGGGCAGACGCGAGACGGTAGAGCTCGTTCAACTCGGTGCCGACGATCGGCTGATGGACTGCGACGAGTTCGAGGATGCGATGCTTCGCCTCGTGCAAGTGCAGTTGGGAAGCGTCGGCGGCGATGTGTGAGGTGAGCTTGTCGGTCGCGCGGGCCCTGGGGCCGGAACCGGCCAGCAGTTCCTCCACGTCGAACATGGGCTGTAACGTCGTCGCGCTCATGCTGTAGCCCCAGTAAGTGCGGCGAGCATGGCCGCGCGATCCCGCTCGGCATCGGCTTGTGCGCGCGCCTTCGATTCCTCGTAGTCGCGCTTCCGCTCAGCGTCACAGGCGGCGTGGAACCGAGTCACGAAAAGCTTGGTGCGGCCGCCCCTTGACGGTGCCTCGCTGACAGCTCGATGCTCAAGCACGGTGTCTGTGGGAATGAACCGCTTCAAGCACCACTCGCAACGGCCGGTCATGCCGTTGCCTCAGCGGTGGAGATGATGTTCCCGTCGCACCAGAACTCGCAGTCGTCACAGAGCGGCCCGGTGACGTTGCCAAGCTGACCGATCGCGGCCGTGGCCTTCGTCGACTCCTGGCAGAAGATGCACTTCGTTGTCTTCACTTCGATGCCCTTTCGGATAGTGGCGGCGGGAACAAGTTCGGGTGCGAGTTCCCGCCGCCGTGGGGGTAGAACTAGGTGCCGGATGGGCGCCCGTTGGTCTCTTGCGTCCCCAGCACTCCTGCTGGTGACCCATCCGGTCGACCGCTGGAGGCAGCGGTCAGTCTTGGGGCGGTCATGCCGCATCCTCCGAAACAGAAGAAGCCCCGGCCTGCGACGCCTGGGGGTAGGAGGCATCGACGGCCGGGGCCATTGGGGTCGTCAGGGCGAGCACGTCGTCGAGGTTGAGCTTCACGCGCCCGTTGTGGAACTTGTAGCGGCGAATCTTGCCGTCGGCGATGTAGCGGTCGAGGGTGCGCATGCTCACCGACTCACCCGCCTGGGCCAGAACTTCGAGTGCGTCCGCCTTTGTGACTGCATCGTGCAGTTCGTTACTCTGAGTCGTGACCATAACGACAAGTATGAGACTCAAAGTCAC